GTTACTTCTTCGCCGCTCTTGGAGCATGTGAACAAATCCTCGGCATCAGGTGCATGGGTTACTTCATCGCAGTCAGATTTGGCTTCGATAAAGTCACCGTCTTCGTCCACCAGCCAAGTTTGGGTTACGTGCGCGGTTGCGATGAATGTAGTGTTGCCGCATTTAGGGCAAGGACCGATTTTGAGAGCCATAGGTCAAGCCTCCCTCTTCCAGAAAATCTTGTCGCCACGGAACGCAGCGATTTCTTTCACGAAAGCGAATGGGAACATGTTGTATTTGCAATCGACATTTATCTTGTTGTCTCTCAAAAACTCATAATATCCTGTAAAAGAATCCGGATACTTGAAACCAGCTCCGGGAAGAATCGCTTCATCGAGATTGGTTCCCGTATAGCCTAAGAACTTGGAATCGAAACTACCGACAAACTGCTTACCATCGATATCCAAGGTTACTTTTACATAACCGGATTTGGGAACCGAATCGTGAAACAGTTTTGCCTGAATCAAATCCTCACTTGGCGTTTTTTTGTATTCGGCAAGTTTCTGTTCTTTGTATCTGTCGATGGATACCTGTCGGCGAATGTGCTTTAGGCTCCACTCCTGTTCTTTAAGCATCTTTTCCACATACTCTTTCGCCCACTCACTCGGATTAGCGAGAAACAGTACAATGGCATCGCAGGAAGAGGCAGGGTCAAAAGAAATATTGTTGAACATATGGTGTTTTCTGCCAAAGACAAATTCATATTTTGCTTCGGCTGTGCCCATTTCTTCGACATCCGTGTCCACGTAGCAATCTGTAAACGTTTCGCGGATATGGTTCTCCACTTCATCGTGCATCTGATTTGCAACATCCTCATAGGACATGGATTCGATGCCGAAGCGTTCTTTGAAGAAATTCTTCAGGTCGCAATAGATTTTCCCATTGGTCACAAATGCGACGAAGTTGTACTCTCCAAAAGAGAAAAAATCATTCTGTAGGCATCCGTTCGATACGATTGCTTTTCGCGCATAAATCGCATCAACACAATTTTTCCCTTCAGCAACTTTTACGCGGATAAAGTTGTAAAAGAGCTTGTTATCTCTTTTTAAAACACCTGCGTAACTTTTGATGCCTCTGTCTCCAATAAAGGCATCCATTCCTTTTCGTGTAAGGACCTTGTTGGGGGTTAAACACTTCAGTTTCTGCGACAAAAAAATTAGTATTCATAAATTGAGGCAATGAGACCCGCAATTTTAGTTGCAGGAGGATTGCCTATTCACATCCTTTCTTTGAAAACAAAATATATCAAAATACAACAGTTTGTATGGCAGCAAGACCATCGTTGTCGGTTAATCGCGCTGTTCCTTCATCTCCATCATACCAGTTGCCGTCTACGACAACACTTGTCGTCAAAAACACTTCAGAGTTAAACCAGTTTGGATGGATATTTTTTGCTGCCTCGCAAGCCATTTTAAGAGCCGTACTTTTTGTACTTGCAACGACTTCATCGATATTGCTTTCTTTCACCTTATGTTCCGACCAATGTGTCGTCATTTCTTCTTTTTTTCCTTTTTCCACGACATGTTCCATGTGGACTTGAACTTCCACAAGGTGAGGCCCATCAATTTTCATAATAAAATCACCATTCGTTGCTTGTTAGCAGCGCCTTTCGTTTTCTTTTTATAGTTTTTTTTGATAGGGTATCAACGTTTAATTTCGCCATGTGTCCAAGGTCCAGCATATGTGCCAATTTCGTCAAACTGCTCAAGAAGCACATTGCAAAGTCCTTTTAAGTAATTTTTGTAATGCCGTTTTTGCAGATTTTCGTAACCGGAAACCGAGTTCTCTTCCTTCTGGAGCAACTCTACTGCTTCCGACCATTCGTTATCTTCGACGGCAATGTAGAACAAGTCGTTTTCCAAAAGGATGTGCTTTCCGGGTATTCCTACATACCAGCCAACAGGTTCTTTAAAACTCGGAAAGCGTTTCTTAAGTGCGTCTACGAGAGTTGCGCGATAGTTTTCCAAGTTCATCTGACTTTCGATATCATCGAACTCATAATCCGACATTTCCCACGGAGAAATATTTTTGAGAGTTTTTCGCTCCGTTTCATCGCCTTTTTTGGTGTAGCTTAGAAGGTTTTCAAAATCTACGTAATAAACTCCCTCGTATTCTCCCGTTGGATGTACATTAGCTTTTCCCATTTTCTGTCTCTATCTCCTTTGGTGCAAAGCAAGCCATCTGGTTTTCTTCTTTATCGAATTTGTAGTGTTCGCACTGACTGCAAGGTGTTTTCCTATTACAGATATAGGCCATTTTTATGCTCCTTAAATCATAACGACAGGCAAAATTCTGCCAGTCGATTCCACAACATGTACGTGTCGTACGACATTGTGATTTCATCGGGAGCGCCCTTTACGAGATACCAATTGTGCGCCTGCTTTTTAATTTCAGAAATTTTCTTCTGCTCACTGCGGGTGAAAGTCTCGGAATAAGTGCGACGACGATGACCAGTGTTCCAAATGGAACTTTCCATAGTCTCGCAAATTAGCGGGTACTGTAGCTCATTTCGGATGTCTTCTCCCGTCATCTTAATCATGCTTGTAATCATAAAATCATAATCTTCCCTTCTACTGCTGTAAGCAGCAATTTTTAATACTTCGTCTGTTTAGACGTTTTCTTCGCACAAACAAAAAGCAGCTTTCGTAATTACTCACAAAAGCTGCCCTTGAAATGGATTATCTAAAAAATGTTTGTTTTTACTGGTTTGTGCTTCGTTATTATACCAACATTATTTCTGCTTCCTTTTCTTCGACTGTTACGCGGTAAATAATTCTGTCGTATTCGACTTCCCATGTCTTGGAAAACGAATCATCCGGGTCTGTTGCTGCTATGACATTGAAAGAGCCTGACATTAGAGGTTCGCAAAGAATTACTTCTGTCCACGATGCAGCATCATCGCAGTCATGGCACTTTCACTGTACATCGTTTTCCTCCAACACTACAGTTCCGATTTCTTTGGCAATTTTCTTTGCCATTTGCTTGGCCTCCGATTCTGCTGATTCGGACCAAACCTCGAAGAACTGGAAACCATAGTAGTGACCGCTTTTTTCTTGGTTGCTTCCGCACTGGTGAAACCATGTGAAGTTAGGGTCACGATGCAGCATCTCACGGTACATGGCATTGACGAATGCAGTGGCATCTTCTTCCCAAAAAGGACGTTCTTTATTGAACTCGATACCCCATCCATGGCAACTATCCGGTTTGTGAATGATAACAGGTGAAATATTTGGCATTTGAATTTTCCTTTCTTTAGAATGGGTATTTGCAAATACCCTCAATTTTGCTTGTTGTATTCAGCGAGGCGGTTCGTGATGTTTTCACACCGTTCTGCCAAATGTTCAAAATCCGGGTTTTCTTCTTTGTTTTCCATATAGTAGTCGTAATACTCTTGGAGTTTGTGAATGACAGTATTGCGATACGCGGTGTAAAGGAGTTTTACGGCGATGTCATCTACACTCTCTACGCCATCGTTATCCCTATATTCATAGGGGTCGATATCGTATAGTAAACGGTTTACGTCATTTGCTATGGAAATGAAGTCATCGAATGCAGTGTGCTTCACTTTTTCGGATAATTCGCATTTGGCATCAAAGCCTCCGTCAAAAACGGTGCCGACAATGGCGATGTACTCACATTCTGATAGAGATATGCTTTTCTTTGTCAGTTTCACATCATCATATCCATCAAGATTGTATGGATTATTTACAGTAAGTGTAACCATATAGGATGCAAGCTCTTCGTTGTAAAAAACGACCCCTTTGCACGGAATTTTTCGTCCGCTGATATGTGCCAAGAATGTAAGGATGTCGTTTTCAAAAATTTTGTCACCATATCGGTCATTCTTTCCGGTGTATTGGCAGATAGTATCTGCGTAAACCGAGATTTTTTCATTTTCAGAAGTCTGCGGGTAAATATCGGCGAATTTTTTGTTGCTGTTTTGATGGACAACACTTCCATATACCCAGTCGATTGGTACATGCTTTTTGTTCAGTTCCAATCTTCCTTCTTTTTTTCTGGCTTGTGCTCTAAACAATATTTGTTTACTCATAAAAACCTCCATGTTAGAAATATTGGTTTGTTTAGTTCATCGGCAACCACTGCTGCGGGTAGGCTCGAAGTTTGTTCCGTGGCACGCAATCGTTCAGGGCGGAGTTTTCAGCAAGCGCCATGTCGATGATATAAAAATCATTGCCGTTTTGCATCACATCCACACTCCACTGCCCTACCAGTTCGACAGCGGGAAGAATCTTCTTGATTTCATCCAAAATCATCCTAGCACTGTCATCATATCGAGACTGCAGGATATCCTCGTGCATCTGATAGATGACATAATCGTGGCGTTCCTGCGGCGTACTTGCGTTTTTGAACTTACCCTTCATCACATCGGTACGCCAATAAGGACTGATACCCAGCACCTCATCAGCGTCGAAATCGACGAATACGCGGTACTCAGTATGCAGCGGCAAACCGTTGTAGATGGTCGGGTTATTTTCCTTGTCTTTGATATATTCCCTGAGCACCCACTCGTTTGTGGTATTTGCACCATAGAAGCCGGTATTGTTCAACGGCGAAGCCATAGAACAGGTCAGATGATTCAAAAACAGGAAATACTCGCCCATCTCATTGATTTCCTTCGGGTCATGGATATGAGCGTTGCGGAACTCATACTTGGAAGAATAAGTTCCGGTCCTGATGAAGTAATCTTCGTGCTCATCCAGCTTGAATATCCGCTTGCAATAGCGGTTCACGATTTCCTTGGTCACTGGATTCAGGGTTTCGAAGCCAAGGCGAGTGAGCTGCAGCATCGGCAGCGGAACACGCAAAATCTTGGTATCTGGAATCCTGAAAAATTTGTTCCCGTACAACGCTTTTGCCAGCGGCGGAAGCCAGAATCCCATCGTGTTGGGATTCATTTCGAGCATCTGGTAGGTGAAGTCGTCGAGGTCAAGAATATCAAGGCCCTGACGGAACTGGTTGTAGTAGACCTTTTTCATTCGGTCATCGCGTGCATCCTTGTACTCGGCGTAATTCTGAAGCAGAATCTTATACGACGGCTCCGAGATATCGACCTTCACGAGATTTCCTGTCAACTGAGGTCTGAGCTCTTCCGGGTATTTTTTCAGGTCATTGTTCGTTATCGGCACAGCGTATCGAGATGCTGCATAGTTTACATAATATCCGCCGCGTTTTTTGTTGTAGATGTACAGGCGAGTACCATCTGTCAACTCACCTACGATACGGTCAATGAGCGTTTCAAGGTCCCGCGTAAACGGCACCCTCTTGTCGAGCATAGCCTTGACAGTAGTGGTATCCCACTGTAAGAAGTTCTCGGATAATGCTCCACTGTCCAGCACCTGTCTCTTATAGGCATCCTCGAATGTCTTGAGGGCATCAGGGCTGGTTTTCAACATTGTGGCAAGCTCTTCATAGGAAAACGGTTTATCTTCCTTTTTAGTCAGCATTGCACCAATTTGTGCATATATGTCTTTGATTTTAGCCATCGTAGTCTCCCTTTTTATCCAGCAATACAGAACTCGTTGTTAGCAATACTCTTTAGCCAATTCTGGTCCATCACATTGCCAATACGATACTTCTTCTGAGATTCATAGGACCAGTCACAACCGACGACAACATCACCGATGGCATTCAGATACAGTTCTCCATCAGTGATATTGATTCCGGCTTCATTTCCCGGTTTACAATTTCTCTCATATTCAATCACAAGTTCCGAAACTATAGGTTCTCTCTTTAGAATCTGATTTGCGTTGATAGTTTTGGCACGACCCTCGTTAATGAGATATTGCTTGCGAAAATCCGTTACTTTATCATTACGATTATATCTCAAACCGCTAAGAATACTCGCACTTTCGCGGGGAATTTCTTCATGAAAATCATCGCTGCTGATACAAAGACCACACGAATAGTCATCCTTGTCATCGCAATAATTCCACCATTCGAGGCTCGCCAAAGCGAGTTCTGCCATCTTATCGACGGCTTTCCCGTTGGTTACCATATAAAAACTCCCAACGGAAATGTTTCGCTCTCTTACGGCGTTCAAAGTATAGCGGATAGCAGGAATATTCAAAGAAATTTCTCCACCAGTAAAGGTCAAGGAACTGATGTATCCTGCATTAGCAAAACTGTCAAGAAACGCATCGATGTATTTTTCCTGAATATCGACTGCCTCCGCATCACCGCGCAAACAATGCGCACAGCACATATTACAGCGACGAGTAATCTCAATAACGACGTTGTCTACAGAAGTAATTTGCATTTTAATTCACCTCCATTTAGATGTCTTCACATTCCTCATCGTCCTCGTCATAGTCAGAAAAGTCATCTGTGAAGCTCTCATTATGGTCAACAATCAAGTCAACATTGGGAGCAACCACCTTTGTAAGACCGTACTTTTCAAAGAACCTATCCGGGATGTCATATGCGTCGCCCCAGTTGAAGCAGCCACAGTTCATGTTGACCTGTTGCTTTCCTGCGTCTGTTTTCAGGTAGTTTTTGATAGCAGTCCGAAGCGTGGTTTCCGGGTCATTGATTTTCTGCTGGTCATATTCAAACTGCATTAGAATTGTTTCTGCTGTGGACAGTCCAATAACTTCATTTACGGCAATCGTGTAAGTGCTCTTCATAAGAATAAATTCCTTTCGTTGTTTTGTAGTTTTTTACATTCACAAACAAAAAGCGACCTTTATGATTTCTCACAAAAGTCGTCGTTTTTATGCGATTATCTTAATATACTTGTTGTTAAAATGTTTGTGCGTCTGTATTATACCAACAAAAAAAGAAGGAACCTGCGAGAAATCGCAAGCCCCTTCTGTTTGTTGGATATTTGCAAATGCTATCCTGATGAGTGAATCGTTCATCAGCCTGTGGTTTATACAAACCACCTTTTTTCGCAAATACCCTGTTGGTGTTAATCCGGCATACGCGGGTCAGCTTCGATAACGAAATTGTAGTGCGGCATATTGCGGATGACACCATTGCTCTCATCAAAGCATTTTGCCAGCTTCGCATCGGACATGGACTGAACCATGCCATTGAATTCAGCAAGAGTGTGCGGCGTCATATTGCCCGTTTTGCGGCAGATGATGTGACCAACTGTAGGCTGGTAATCACCCTGCGCAACCACACCGTCCCATGCAGTACGGATACGAGCAATGTCTTCCATTGTTGCGCTTCCACGCTTAATGATATAGACTTCGCACGTTTTGTTCCTTGTGACCTCAAGAATATCCACGATGGCACGGTTTGCGTAAACCTGATGCAGCTTTTTGACGTAGACATCCTCTTCGTTACTGTACTTCTTTTTGATTTCCTCAACAAGCATGTCAATGTACTTGTTGTATGCCAGTGACTTGTCCAGTCTAATCGGAGTAACTTTTTCATCTACAGCCCTGAAAATTGCTGCCCAGCAGCCGTCACTCATATCGACATTGGACTTGTTTGCCAGCGTTTTCAAGAAACCACGAGGCAGCTTTTCAACATCGGTAATGTTGATACTTCCTGTGAAGTAGTTGAAACTCGGATGACGAGCAATAACATCATCTTTATCACCTTCACCGTGACCTCTCGTAAAAATGGACTCCAACTGTGCCGTTGCAATCGTACGCCCACCAATACAGATGTCCATACCCTGTGTAAGCGGGTTGCCTAAATAATGGTATTTAGGCGGATAGCCACCTGCAACAGCAGTGCTCATAGCATCTTTGTCAAGGATACCATATTCAACGCTCACAGGAATGTTGTATCCAGCATACGGTACATCAAACTTTTCTTCGGTTCGTCTGGTATAACAGGGACCGAGGGGGCGAACACGAACATCACGAATTTTATTTTCCGCCGTCTTCATGTTGGGGATAATAATTTGAGCGCGAACCACTCCATTTTTATCCGGCTGAAGGAATCTCCGGTACGAGACACCAAGATGTTCAGCCAGCGCACGATGAAGCATATGGATGTTCCTTACACGATTGGCGTTGCAGCTTCCGCTAATCGCA